TTAGTGTGGGGCTTCGGCCCCACATTTAAATTTAGGAGAATATAAAATTATGAAAAGTGATGTAAAAGCAGTAAGAGTTACAGCTACTGGTGCAGTATTCGCAGGAAGAACCAGACTAAGAGGAATGATTTTAGCCTCTGATGGTTCTGGAGCAGGATCAGTTACCTTGCAAGATAACACAGACAGTACAACTTTATTTCAAGGGGATTGTCCAGAAGGAGATGTTTTCGCATTTAATATTCCTGAAGACGGAATATTGTTTCCAGGTGGAATGAAGGTTTCTGCAATTGCTAATTTAGTAGGTGCAACATTCTTGATAGATAAGTAGGAGGCTAAATGGCTAACACTACTTCTGGCACAACTATTTTTGATAAAAATTTTGCTATCGATGAAATAATCGAAGAAGCTTATGAAAGGATAGGTATGCAAGGCGTATCTGGTAATCAGTTACGTATGGCTAGAAGATCCTTAAACATAATGTTTCAAGAGTGGGCTAATCGTGGTCTTCACTATTGGGAAGTTGCAAATAATTCAATTACATTAGTAGATGGTCAAGCAACATATACTATGTTTAGAGCAACATCTGATGGCACATCTAGCACTACAGCAGTTTATGGTGTGGATGATATATTAGAGGCATCATATAGAAACTCCAATGTTGATACACCTCTTACAAAAATTAGCAGATCACAATACCAAGCTTTATCAAACAAAACTTCGGAAGGAGTTCCAAGTCAATATTTTGTACAAAGACTTATTGATAGAGTTACAATTACTTTATATTTAACTCCTGGCTCTTCAGAAGCAGGTAAGTTTATAAATTATTATTACGTTAAAAGAATTCAAGATGTAGGTGATTATACAAATGCAACCGATGTTCCATATAGATTTGTACCTTGTATGGCTTCTGGTTTAGCATTTTATCTAGCACAAAAATTTAAACCACAAATGGTTAATCAAATGAAGATGTTATATGAAGATGAATTACAAAGAGCACTTTCAGAAGACGGTTCTCCATCTAGTACATACATTAGTCCAAAAGTTTATTATCCGGAGGCATAATGTCAAATCTATCATCAGGTAAATATGCAAAATTTATATCAGATAGATCAGGACAAGAGTTTCCTTATTCTGAAATGGTAATCGAATGGAACGGATCTCGTGTTCATATTTCTGAATTTGAAAAGAAACACCCACAACTAGAACCAAAACCACATTCAGCAGATCCACAAGGTTTATTGAATGCAAGACCTGCAAGAACAGAACCCGCTGTTGCAAGAGTTCTAACATTAAACCCATTTAAAATTACAAACAGTTCAACAACTGTAACTGTGTTTGAAGAAAATCACGGTAGATCTACGAGCGATGTAGTTAGATTTAGAAATGGTGAAGGTAATTTTGGTATAACAACAGCAGATATAAATAAATCTGCAGGATTTACAATTACCAAAGTTGATGCTAATAATTATACATTTACAGCTGCTGGCACAGCGACTGCAAATACAAATATAGGAGGAGGAAATGTATCCGCTGGTCCGGTTACATTATCACCATAATGGCAGGATTTACTTACGACAACTTGGTAACTGATATTAGAAACTACACAGAAGTAGATTCTAACGTATTGACTGCAGCTATTATCAATAGAATTATTGAAGATGCAGAGTTTAAAATTTTAAGAGAAGTTCCTATTGATGCTTATAAAAAACAATCAACAGGTAATTTAGTTACAGGACAAAACACTATAAACGTTCCTGCGAAAACTTTATTTGTAAAAGGAGTTCAGGTATATGATTCAACTTCAGCAGCAACAGGATCTAATACTTATTTAGAAAAAAAAGATGAAACATATTTACAGGAATATGTACCTTCAACAGAATCTGCTAAAAGAGGTAAACCTAAATATTACGCTATGTTTGGCGGAGCTACAGGAACAACAGATACGACTTCTGGAAGACTGTTTTTAGCTCCAGCTCCAGATAGTACCTATGTATTTAAAATTCATTATGAAGCTATTCCAACTGGATTATCAAGCTCAAATACAACTACTTACATAAGTCAATATTTTCCAAATGGTCTGTTATATGCATGTTTGGTAGAGGCATATGGATTTTTAAAAGGTCCAATGGATATGTTGACACTTTACGAAAATAAGTATAAACAAGAGGTACAGAAGTTTGCTGCAGAGCAACTTGGTAGACGTAAAAGGGACGACTATACAGACGGTACTGTTCGTATTCCAGTTCCTTCACCGACACCATAACAGGAGATAAATTATGGCAATTACATCGGCAGTATGTTCAAGTTTTAAACAAGAACTTTTACAAGGTAAACATGACTTTGATTCATCAGGTGGAGACACTTTTAAA